CCGGGTGGGCGTCCTGAAAAAGAAGACGACCGCCGACGGCATGGAAGCGGTGGAGGACCTGGAAGTGGCGCCCGTGGACGCTGAGCCGGACATTCCCCCGACGGGATTCACCGACTGGAGCACGCTGGGAGCGCAACAGATATAACCGGATAATAATACCATTCAAACAGTGTTGGAATATGATAACGACTGAAATCAAAGACAAGATCCTGAGCGCGATTGAAGCCAACCGCGTGAACTACCCGAGCGACGCCAAGCACGCTGCATCGCTGGGAATCAGTACAAGCGTGTACAGCGCCATCCGCAAGGGCAAGACCGACCGCATGATGAGCGAGGGCAACTGGATAACGGTGGCCCGCAAACTGGGCGTGAGCCTGCGTGGCGAGATGGAATGGAAGGCGGCCCGCACCGCCACCTTCGAGTTCGTGACGGCACAGCTCACCCTCTGCCAGCAGAGCGGCCTGAGCGCCATCCTGTGCGACCTGCCCAACATCGGCAAGACCTTCACCGCCCGTTACTACGTGCAGGGCCACGCCAACGCCGTGTACATCGACTGCTCGCAGGTGAAGACCAAGTTGAAGCTGATACGCAAGATTGCCGGCGAGTTCGGCGTGAACAGCCGCGGCTACTACTCCGACGTCTACGAGGACCTGGTGTACTACCTGCGCTCCATCGAGACGCCGCTGATCATCCTCGACGAGGCGGGCGACCTCACCTACGAGGCCTTCCTGGAACTGAAGGCCCTCTGGAACGCCACGGAACGCTGCTGCGCCTGGTACATGATGGGCGCCGACGGACTGAAGGCGAAAATCAACCGCTCGGTGGAGTGCAAGAAGGTGGGATATGCCGAAATGTTCAGCCGCTACGGCGACCGTTACAGCCAGGTGACGCCCAACGACGGCAAGGAACGGCAGCAGTTCCTCATGGAGCAGGCCCGCGTGGTGGCCAAGGTGAACGCACCGGAGGGCACCGACATCAACACCCTGGTGCGCAAGACCTCCGGAGGACTGAGACGAGTTTACACTGAAATCGAAAAACTGAAAAGCACCGAAGCATGACGAAAAGAGCCTACAGCCCTAAAGAGATACTTTTGAAAACCTACAAGACAATCCCCTGGGGCGGGGAGTGGGAACGGTGCTTCGGCACACCGTCGGTCAACGAAGTCTGGTTCATCAGCGGGCCAAGCGCCAGCGGGAAGAGCGGATTCGTGATGCAGCTGGCCAAGGAACTCTGCAACTACGGCGTGACGTTGTACATGAGCTACGAGGAAGGCGTCAGCCAGTCATTCAAGCAGCGCGTGGAACGCTTCCACATGAATGAGTGCCAGGGCAAGTTCCGGGTGGTGACCGACGATACTTTCGACGATCTGGTGGAGCGGTTGAAACGCCCCAAGGGTCCCAGTTTCGTGATTGTGGACAGCTTTCAGTATTCACACTGGACCTACGAGCAGGTGGAGCGGCTGCGCGGGATGTTTCCCCGCAAGGGATTCATCTTCGTCTCGCAGGAGAGCAAGGGCCGTCCGATGGGCAAGCCCGCCGAACGGTTGAAGTACATGGCCGGCGTGAAGATACGAGTGGTAGGCTACGAGGCCGTATGCCAGGGGCGTTTCATCCCCGCCCCCGGCACGAAGTTCAAGGTATGGGAGGAAGGGTATATAAAAATCACCAATAACATAGAATGACATGGGAGAAGTGACCAATTTCGCAAGATTCTACAAGGCGTTCAACCGGATGCCTTACCATGGGGAACGCGAAGAGCTGAAGCGCCAGATCGTGCTTCAGTACACATGGAACCGCACCGACAGCCTGCGCGAGATGACCCGCCGGGAATATGACGCCTGCTGTGCGGCACTTGAAAAACTGACCGGGGTCAGCGACCTGCTGCGCAAGCGCCGGAGCCGCGCCCTGCACATGATGCAGCGGATGGGCATCAACACCGCCGACTGGGAGTGTATCAACCGTTTCTGCCTGCATCCGCGCATCGCGGGCAAGCCGTTCGGCCGGATCCGGCTGGAGGAGTTCGACGAACTTGACCGCAAGCTGCGGGCCATCGAGCGCAAGGGCGGACTCACCCCGCGCACCGCCCCTGACAAGCCGGAACCGCCCGTCGCCGCCTACCTGGCCGCGGGACCCTGCGGGGAAGCCTGACAATGTTTCATCCTTTAAAAAGCGATTTCAATATGACAAACCATCACAATGTAGTGGCCGAAAGACTGGCCGATGAGATTGACGAGAAGATATCCGATTTCACCAACGTGGACCGCATATCCATCATGAACGAGTTGCTGGACCGCATTGACGAGAAACTGCGTCAGGCCATGCAGCAGGAGTACAACACCACCGACGATGACTGGGAGTGACCATCAACGACATTATAAACATTCTAAAACTTATCATTATGGCAAGAGTAAAGAAAACAGTGGTAACAGGAGTTACCCGTGAGCAGGCCGAGCAGGCCTTTGCTGAGTACGCAACGTCCGACGCAGCCGTGCAGGGAGTCACCGCACGCATGGACCAGGAAATCACCCGCATCCGCGAGAAGTACGCCGAACGCCTGGCGGAGTACGGCGCGCAGCGCGACAAGGCCTTCGAGGTGTTGCAGGCCTACGCCACCGAGAACAAGGACACCCTCTTCACCAAACGCAAGAGCGTGGAGAGCGCCCACGGCGTGTTCGGCTTCCGCACCGGCACCCCGAAACTGAAGACCCTGAAGGGCTTCACCTGGGCGGCGGTCACCAACCTTTGCAGGGAGCTGCTCCCCGCCTACATCCGTACCACGGAGGAGACGGCCAAGGACAAGTTGCTGGCCGACCGCGGCAAGGAGGAGGTGGCAGCCCTCTTCCCGAAGATTGGCATCGAGGTGGTGCAGGACGAGACGTTCTTCGTCGAACTGAAGAAGGAAGATGAGATGCCCGCTTCAGCCGTCGCATCCTGAGTACAGCGTCCGCCGGTTTCGCAACCGCTACCGGGTCATCCGCTGGCAGCGGGACGGCGTCATCTCTGTCGGTGACGCCGTCGGCGAATTCGACACGTTCGAGGAAGCGCGCAAGGAGATGTACCGATTGAACGGATGGAAGTATAAACCCAAAAACAGTGAAAGGATATGAACGAAACAAGCAACCAGATCAAGGTGGACAGACGCTACAAGCATCCCAAGATTACCCTCTGCACCACCTGTCGGGGCTCCGGCGTTTACCGCCACCTCGACGAATTCGAAAGGGAGGAGATATCGGAAGTGTGCCCCGACTGCCAGGGCAGCGGGCGCGTGGTGGTGAGCGGCGTGATCGAGTTCACCGTGCAGCCATACGTGCCGGGCACGTTTGTTTACCGTGACATCACGCGGAAGGTATGAACGCAGAGCCGTCGCTGTTCGGGCCGCAAAGGGTGGCCGTGCAGCTGGAGGAAAGCACGACGCTGGAGTTCCTGAGCTACTGGGTGCAGTATGACAAGCCGATGCCCCTCACCTTCCAGAAGGCGAAGACGCCCGGCATCGTGGCGGTGACCTTCACCATCGATCCAGCCGACTACACGGCCATGGAGTTCATGGAGCGGGCCGTGAGCAAGACCGGAGGCCGGGTGTGGAACCTGACGAAACCTCAGAAATAAGAAGAAGCCCGAAGGATTTCAAGTCTTTCGGGCTCTTTTTATGCGCGAAACGGTGAAAAAGTCTCCGTTTTATTGCAGATTCGCCGTCTTTTTCTTATTTTTGTGGTGAAAACATTCATTATCATACATCCATGAGAAAAAGCGGGAAAATAGTCGGTAGAAGCTACCTTTACAGAGTGGAAGACGTGATTCGCATCTATGACGAGCACAGCCGGTCAGGATTGTCGAACCGCGAGATCTTGCGCCAGTTCATCTGGCCGAAGTACCATATCTGCGAGAAGACGTTCTACAACATCATCAACGCCAGTGCGGAGCCACGTGTCATCGAGGGCCTGCACAACCTCAACGCGCAGCTATCCCTCTTCTAAGACGCCGGTCACGGTGTCCGCCACATTCACCTCGTAGACGGTCTCGTACACCTTCACGCCCTTCGGCAGTGCCACGCCGCGGCTGCGGAGGCGGTTCATCGCGCCGGACGACGCGCATCCCCATCCCTGGATCATCATGTTCAGTTTGTGTGCGATGCGGGCACGCTCGGCGGCCGCTTCCTGTCCGCCACTGCCGTAATGGGTGTCGTCGTAGCAGTCGAAGGCGATGCGCACCGAGAGGACGGCCCTGCCCCGCTGCCCGTCGGACTTGAAGGTTTTCCACTCGGTCTCCGGTGTGCCCACCATCACGCAGGGGAAGGTCACCGGATATTGGTCCTCGCCGTACTGCAAGGCTTCCAGCTGGCCGCAGTCCTCGTCCACCAGCCGTACGTCATAGCCCATGGTCAGGGCTATATGTGCGATCAATTCGCTCAAGAATGTAGTCATATCGTTATGCTTCTAAAAGTTTTTTAAGTTCCTGGTTGATTCTCTCATTGATCTTCTCACGCAACTCCCGGCTCTCACCGATGAACTGGCGTTGCGGGATGCGTATCTGCATCGAGGTCTTCTTGGTCAGGGCGAGCCGTTTCCAGAAGGAGGCCTGCGCGTTGTCGGCCGCCTCGGTGGCCTTGCCCCGCTTGCGCTTCTTGCCGTTGCGGTCGGTGCCCCTGCCGGACAGTTCGTAATACTTCGCCCAGGCGTAGCGTTTCATCTTGGGCGTGACGCTGACGTTTACGGTGCCGCCGTTGTTGTGGATGGCGGCATAGGGCAGGTCGTTGCTGATGGTGACGCTGGCGTTGCCGGGCGTGTACTTGATGCTGCTGAAGAGGTGGCGGCGGGACGAGAGCAGCGGGCCGTACTGCGAAGCTGCATTGTTGTAGCCGGAGCTTTGGCGCTTCGAGTCGGGCCACTTGTGGATGCCTCCGTTCACGAAACCGCCTTGGCGGAAGTTCTCCTGGAAGTGGTCCTTCGCCATACGGCCCACTATGATGGGCAGTCGCCGTCGGGTGAGGTTTTCTATCTCCCGCTGCTTCGATTTTAGACGATTTATGAATTCTTTTTCGTTCATCTATTCAGTTCTTCCTCTATTCTTTTTTTTGCAACATCTATATACTTCTCTTGCAGTTCCATAATAATATAGTTTCGTTTGGTGCGAATAGCCGCTACAGCTGTAGTACCGGAACCTGCAAAACAATCCATTACCGTATCGCCTTCCTCTGTACTGTCAGTAATGAGCTTAGCGATTAGCTCGACTGGCTTTTGAGCAGGATGGACCTTACCTTTGCCTACATACAGTGGAGACTGCGAAATTATATTCTTATCGTAACAGACAAATTTAGCTGCTGTCGCGAATAGGATGAACTCTGTGTTGTATCTATAGTGCGGCGATACTCGACCGTTAATCTTGTCCCAAATCAAACAATTACGAACAGATAGTCCAGCTTGCAGCATTTTGTCGAGATAGAATCCCTCGCTTCTCCAGTCGCAGAACCAATATAAGCATCCATCCGCCGTCAATACTCTGGAAAACTCACGATATAGTTGAATGTAAAACGGAGCGCAGATGGCGAGGTCGGATAAGGCCGCAGTTTCTTTCGCCGTATGGGTCATCCCCGTAAAATACGGCGGGTCGCACACAATGGTTTTAATGCTATGGTCGGCCACCTTCCGGATGTTCTCCAAAGCATCACCTTGCATGACAGTGTTTAAAATTTCTTCGTTCATATCGTTTTTTTTAATTAAATTGTTTGTATATCAAAAATTATTCGTATATTTGCAGCGTAAGGATGTGGATTGATTCCTAATGGTTGCTTTTTGCGCAACGGTGGACAGTCCTTCATCCTTATTTTTTTGATCCTTTTGGCGTAGCTTTAAATGCATTATATAGAGCTTCAGCCTTGCCTTTGAATATTTCGGTTTTAATCCTCCACTTTTCTCCGTTGATAACTGCGCTATACCAATAATACCCAGTAACTCCACGATTGATTTTCTTGGCGACATTCTTTCTGTCTTTTGGGTCATCCATATTTTTAACCTCGCCCAAAGGACTAAAGCAATCGGGGACAAGGTCATCAAGGTATTCTGTGATATGATTGAATATATCTGCCTCTTCCTTATTCCGAGAATGATAAATGCCCCTTTCAACAGACTTCTTTGTTTGATAGAAAATACCGGTGCTTAATTTGTCACACTTAATGCGCAATGGCGTTTCATTAGCCTTCACGATATTTTCTCTGTATTCCTTCATATTTACAGGAGCGTTACTACCAGCCTCCGCCTCTTGCTCCATTAATTTGTTCACGGCCTTCTTCGCTCCAGGATAAGCGCCGCTAATATAGGGGTGATTATCGGAGAACAGTTTCCCATCCACTCCCGGATTGTTCTCCAATCCATTCTGCGGCTCATCAGAGGGCGCAGCGTTCGGCACCTGAGTA